TGAAAGCGTCTAAAGTGTAGTCAGTGCGGCGTGGCCGCCGTTGGCGCATATATATTCCCGCCGCTTTTCGGCGCTGCCAGACAATGCCCCGCCGTTGTGCCCACCAATTCGCGGCGATCACGGCTCCGCACCCTGTTCAGGCGGTGCGAGCGCGTTGTGGCGGGCAATCAACATATCACCCACACGCTGCACGGCGCTCTGCCGTAGATCATTCGCCCTGGCTTCATCGACCGCCGCCTTCGCGTGCATGCCCCGCAGGTTCGCCCCGTCCATCATCGCCTGCACCTCCGGCGGCACCACGGTCCCGGGATCGGATGGCGGGTCCGGCGGTGCGTTCATGTCGTTCCATCCGGTATGCACGTCCGCGATGTGGTGAACCACCGCGTGTTGGCGCTCCTTGGCCAAAGCAAAGTCGGCCGCCGCCTTGGCCTGGGTCGCCGTGGTGTCGGCCTGCGCCTTGTCCTGGGCCATCTTCTGCATGGTCTGCTGTGCCTGAGCCCGCGCTTGCTGGCTCTCTTTCAACTGCTGCAGGATCTGATCCTTGTTCCGCAGGTTCGACGCGGCGATCAGGATCTCTGGCGGAATCAAACCCGGCTGCGTGCCGGCCAACTGGATCAACACCTGGAATTGTTCAGCCTGGATCGAAGGAACATCGATGCCCTCTTCGATCGTGATATCGATGTCCATGTCCGAGATATCGTTGTCGATCCGTATCACCTGTTCGAGCCGGGGATCACCGGGCACGATCTGCAGTTGCTGCATCGCCTGCGCCCGCTGCTGCTCCGGCATCGCCGCCAGCTCGTCCATGAGCCGCACCGGCTGATTGATGCCGACGTATTTCGTCGAGCCAAGATCATCCGTCACATGAACGAAACGGCCTGCCGTCCAATACTGACGCGCGGCCATCCAGGCGACCTCGTAGACCGTCCGCGACCACATCCGCAACGTGTCGGCGATCGGCTCGTGGGTCGCCGCACCTCCAGCCTGTTGCGCGAGGATGGCCCGGCCCGACAACTCCCGCGGATCGGTGCCGCTCATCGCCGCGTTCGGTCCCGACGCCTGCATTTCCGCCGTCGCGTGTTCCAGCAATTTGAACTGGCCCTGGGCGAGTTCCCCGCCTTCCTGTATTTCGAACTTCATGCCGGGATTGATGGAGATGTACCCGTCCGGCTTCGCCACTTCCCGCCGCGCCTTGTCCTGATCCGCGACCGCGCCATCTTCCGCGATGACCTGCCTCACGCTCAGAAGGTGCAGCGCCTTGCTGCGTCGTTTATTGATCTCGTCTTGCACGGAAATCAGGTTGCGAACCATACCGTAACGATTGTTTTCCCGATCCACGTGCGCGGACGCCATGATGAGGCCGGAGGTTGATTTCCCCTTGTTACCCCGGAATGGCGACTTCATCGGTTCGGCCAGGAAGCCGACGCGGGTCAAGGTCGAGACCCACCATTCATCCTTCTCCTGCCAGTGCATCTGCACGATGCGGACGCGCTCGCGCTTGCTGTCGCACCAGACGATATCATGCGGCCGGTCGGTGTAGCTGCCGGTCTGCGTCGCGAATGTATCGCTGATCAGGTCTTCCGCATCGGGCCACATCTCGTACGCCTGATCGCGATCCAGCCAGATGACAATGCCTTTGTAGCGCGCGTCGCCAAAGTCCAGTCGGCGCGAGTGCGGGTCCCAGAACAGGCGATCGAAAGGCACCTGGGTTATGGTGATGTCCGCACCGCCCTGACCGTCATCCTCCAGCGCCAGATCGGCGCCGCCAGCGCCCTCGACCATGAGACTCTCGTAAACGTCCGAGCGGATCAGCGGAAAGTTGTTGTCGTCGGAAATGTAGCGAAGCCCCTGTGTCGCGGCGTTGGCCTTGTCCTCGTCGGTTGGGTTGCGCGCGAACGCCTTCGGATCGGTGCGCGACTTGCGCTCGAGGCCGCACATCAGTTCGACTTTATCGGCGATCTTATTGATCGTGATCTCAGGCTGACCGCGCGCCTTCAGTGCTTCCTTCTCAGCCGAACTCCACTGGTATCCGTCCTTATAGTCACGGTCCCGTTGCGACATGCGCCGACCATCGGCGGTCGCGGTCTCGCAGTCCTCGAACCATTTGACCTGTTTCGCGTGGAGATCGTCGAGATTGCGCGGGTAGCGGTCGGACGCGATGCCAGGGCCGCCCTTCGGCCGGGATGCCTCGGCGGCCTCCGGGTCTGTCGGCGGGTCGGGGTAGAGGGCCTGGGACATCAGGTCAGCGGCCTCCCCGGATTGGTCAAACTCTCTTCCTCTCCCGTGAGGATGTTCGGGTCGTCTGGATCACCGGTTGCTCGCCACCGCGTCGGCAATCCTGACTCGCTCGCGACGATCTGCCCGGTTCGCAGGTCAGCCACGTTGAACCACCATCCGCTCACGCAATCATCTTCCGGCTCAACGGCGGCGGCGACGGCCTCTTCCACCGTTTTGAAGAAACCGGCGAAGTCGCGCCACCCGCCAGCGGGATAGAAATCATCGCCAACGAACAGCGCAAACAGTTGGTCCATTATTCGCCCTCTCGTTTAAGAACTTCGCGGATCGACCCCTCACGCGCGGCGGCCATGGCGTCGGCCAGCAACGAACGCAGCCAGTCGCGCTCGATCTTGAAGCCGAGATCCTCGGCCGCCACCATCGCCGCGTCGGCCCACTTGTCGGGATCGTCGCGCACCGAACGCTGGAACTCCGCGCCGGACATTTCGAGGAAGTAGTGTGTCATCACAGCCTCTCGCTCACAAACCGGCCGATCATCTCGGCGAACTCGACGGCGCTGAAGTGGCCGCCTTCGCGCCACTTCGCGCCACTTCGCGCCGACGATGGTGACGGAGGGCCGCTCGTCCGTGGTCGTAACGTCGCTCACGCCACCCTCCAGTCCCGCACTTCGCCTTCGTCACGATTGAACGCCGCATCCCAGGAGTCACGGGGCTTCTGCCGCTCCATATCGCGAACGTAAGGACGTGACATCAGCGCATAGCGTAACGAATCCGCCGCGTGATCTTCCGACTCCGTATCGATATCCTCGGCCCGGCTCGCATCGTGCTGCATCGCCGGCAGCGTCCTGATCAGATCCCGGCACGTCGAGAACAACACCACCATCGGGTTGCCATCACCATCACCGACCAGCCGCGCGCGCACCTGATCCCAACCGCCCATCGCGCCGCGCTGTGGCACGCGTTTGTTGTCCGCCGGCCGGAACACGATGCGCGCCGCCTGGGTCATGCGCATGGCGATAGAGGGGCCGCCATCCTCGGCGAAGATCGACGGATCGGCAACGCCCACCATCATTCCGTTGGCGGGCTTCGGGTCGTCACGCTCGCGCGCGCGTATGCCCTCGGCGACCTGTTCCGCCGTCATTCTTAAACCAACGTTCGGCTCGTTCGGCTTCATCCCATACCACTCGCGGTAACAGACGAGGCAGCCGCGCGCGATATCAGGAACCGATCCATCGCTGACCGCCCACCAATGCACTGCGAACGGCCGGGCCGATCCCCAGTCGAACGAGCGGAACCGCGCCCAGTGATCGGGCAACGCGCGCGGCATGATGATATGCCGATCGGCGCTGAACTCGGGAAAGAACGCCCCAGAAACGACTGACCAATCACCGAACAACCACGCGCGCACCAATTCGGGCGAGCCTGATGCCTGAAGTCGTTGCACATAGTCGGCACCGAGATACGCGTTGTCAGCCACGCGCGACGGAATATAAATTCGCTCCAACCCCGTTTCATCGCGCAATACACGCCAGCCAAGCGGCGCCGGGTCGATGTAGCGCGAGCGCAGCCACTGGTGTCCTGACCCACCTGGGTTGCCAGTGAGGCGCATGCCAACCGGCACGCCGGCACCGCTACGCAACGTGGCCATCAACTTCAGGATCGGAGCCGGCGAGGGAAAGTTGCCCGCTTCCTCGATGTAAACGCGCGTCGTTGACCAACCTTGATACGACTCAGCATCGGTGTCGCGTTCGAGGTAAGCATAAGTAATGCGGGCACCATTGGGAAATATGAAACGTCGCGGATTGTAGGTCGCGTGAACACCGATCTTGGTATAGATCGACTTGGCCCGCTCGAACGTCTCGTCCAGTTCAACGCGTGTGCGGCGGATCATCAGGCCGATGGCATCAACACCATACTGCGCGGCGTGTATCGCCCACTCGCCGATGACGGCTTCGGTCTTGCCGCCACCGCGTGCTCCACCGAAGAAACACTCGAACACCGGACAATCGACGAACGCCGCCTGCGGCCCTGGTTGCGGGCACCACGCGGTCAGCCGACCGTCCGCGTCAGGTGTTTCCATTATCGTCAATCGTGACAGGCTCAACCATGCCGGCGGGCGCGTACAATCGAAGCCACTGCTCAGCTGATTCGATGGCCGATGGGGCGCGGATGACGTAGCTCGCACGCAGGTTTACGTCGGCGTCGATGGGCTGCACCGGTTTACCCCACCCGCGCTCAAGTAATGCGATCGAGGCGGCCACGCGTGCCGCCGTGGGTTCCTCCTTACTGCGGGCGATTTCAGCAAGGGTGAGCATGGCCATTGGCGTGTGCAGCCGCGCCATCTCAATGACGTCTCCGATAGATTTCGGGCGACCGCCTGGGTTGCCGGATTTCCCCGGCTGGAACGAGGTGCGCGTGGCTCTGGCTGGCACGAACTTCCCGAATATCCCTGATAGCAGCCTGATTGCGCCTGTTCTCAGGCTGTGTGGTATCCGGCTACCACATGGACTCCTGTGCGTGTCAATACCGTGCGCGCGAAATCAACGGGTTAGGCGGTGCGATACCTCAGCGATGCTGTTGGGTAAGTTGGCGGTGTTAATCGTGGTTTTTGGGTGAAATCCGGTCTGACCGCCCGGATTTCTGGTCAGATCGGGCGATTTACGCGGCAAAACGCGCGCTGGGCGCATGTTCAAACGGACGTTTGCGGACGACCTCGAGGTTTGTACGAACGCGCCGTCCACCCGGAAAATAAACCGCATCTGTCCGCACTTTGTCATTGACGACGATATGCGGACACTGTAAGGTGTCTTCATCAACAAGGAGACACGGACAATGCGTTTCAAATCAAAAGTTCTCGCCCAGGTGCCCAACGCGCGGCCGGTCGTGCTGCGCCGCTTCCCGGACATGGAGCCGAAATATGTGGCGATATTCAACGGCGAGCATGGCCGCGTACCGATGGATGCCGTCACGCCCGACGACCTGAACGACGGTTGGGGCGGCGATAAACAAGGCCACAACGCCGCCTGGCGCTCCGCGTATTTCTGGCTGGTCCGAAACAAGAAGCAGGACGCCGCCTGACGCTCCGGCGGGGCCTCGTGCCCCGCCCCTTCATTTCAGCGGGAGACATGACATGAGCGCGACCACGGCGGTACCGACGCCCGAGCAGATGCAACGGGCGAAATGGGATCTCATTTTAGCTGACATCGAGTACCGGCAGGAGCAACTACGGGGGTTGCGCCAGGACATCGCCTGGAAGCCCTGGCAGATCGTGGCGACCGTGGTAACGGCGGCGGCGGCGTTCATGGGCGCCGGGTTCGCGTTGGCGAAGTTGCTCGCATGACCCCCGCCGAGTTCCGCGCTGACGGTTACCCCGTGGTCCGCGTCAGCGGCCCCGAGTACTTCGCCCGGTTGCACGGCCGACTGCGTGCCCGCCTGCCGGTCTGGACGATCTACCGGCCGGTGACCCGCGAGTATCCCGGCAAGTGGGTGGCGCGGATGCACGTCGTCCTGCCGGAGATGAAGCCGACGCGGTTCGTGATGACGCACGACACACTGGAGGCGTTGCGCGCCATGCTGCCGCCCGGCCTGGTCAGGGCGGCCGCCGATCCGTCCGACCTGCCGGAGATCGAGGAGACGTGGCTGTGACCCCCGCCGAGTTCAGTGCCGCCATGGCTGCCCTCGGGTGGTCGCACAGGGAGCTTGCGCGGCGTCTGCGGTGTGACAGTGGCCTACCCACCCGGTGGGCCAGGGGAACCGCTCCAGTGCCTCTCCCGCTGGCGCGTTGGTTGGTGTCTGCCTGGG